CAATGGCAACGTCCCCAATGGTGGTGGTGACGGCCTCAATGATCGGCCCCAGCTGCGCCTCGGTCATAGCAAACTGCGGCTCCGTCAGCGGTGGCAGTGTCTCCGCGCCCGCGCCGCCCGCCGCCATGTTGTCCTCGGCCATCTGGTCCAGTTCCGCCTCGCGCCACCCTTCATCCCGCAACTGCGTCACGATGGGGATTCCAGCGCGGACGTTGATCTCCCGCGTTTGCGCCTGTGAAAGCGGCTGGACCGTGCGCGGGTCATCCCAGTTTGCCGTGATTGCCTCCGGTTCCACCCCAGGCATTCCGTCAAGGTCCAGCATGTGGGCGCACAAGTCGCACCACGTCCCTTCCACGCGGGCCATGTAGCGCTTGACCTTCTTGATCAGCGGGGCTTCCATCGCCTGCAACGCCTCGCCGCTGGGGTCGCCGCCCTGACTCTGGAAGTAGTGGCGTGGGGTCCGGGAGATAGACGCCATCGCGTGGGCTAGGTCGCGCTTCGCCTCGGTGTAGATGGACAGGTTGGCTTGCGCCAGTTGAATGATGGATGTGGGCTGTTCGTCTCCCGCGCTCCCCGGTATCGCCAGAAAGTCTCCCGGCTTGATTGCGGGAATGTTCACGTCACTGGGCGAAATCAGCGCGCGGAACGGGAACGCGCAGCCCTCGGAGGTCACCATGAGGTCCGCGAACAGCTTGTTCACCCCGTCTTGGAGCGGCACCACGTCTGCGAAGTCGGGGCGCGTCTGGCGGCGGTCGGCGCGGAAGTGGAACACGGGGAACACGGGCAACTCCACCTCGCCGTCTGTGTCCAGTGTGTAGGACTTCGCTTCCGTGCCCGTCTCCTTTGGCGCGAAGAACTTGGACAGGATGCACCCACCGTCCGGCGTGCGCTCGTAGACGTAGAGCCGCCAGACCGCCTTCTCCCCGTCTTCGTCCAAGAACCGTTTCAAGACCGCCGTGAGTTTGCGCGGGTGCGCGGGGTCGTAGACCGCGTAGCAGTTTGGAGAGGGCTGGCAGTAGGCTTCCGGCGTGTCTTCGTCCATGTCTGTGATCACGAACGCCTCACCCGTCACCACAACCTGCTGATGCACTTCTTCGGCCAGTGCGCCCCACGACATGCGGTCGAAGAAGCTGTTGGCCTTTTCCGTGGCCGTGGCATTGTCGGCCACGGTGAACCCCGTCAGTCCCATGCGGTCAATGACGGCGTTGCAGACGATGCTGATCCAGTTTTCCGCGAACGTGGCCCGCGTCACCTCCGGGAAGATCTTCCGCACCTTCTCTGTGGAAAAAACGAGCGGGTGGTCTCCGTCATAGTAGCGGATAGCCTCAGCCTGCCGCACTGCCTGTCCATTGAACGCCTTCAGGTTGCGGGCGATGATTGTCTGTGCCTCTGTCATAGGATGCGGGCCTCCACTGTGCGGCGTGCGCCGAGTTCCGTACACGCCCACACAAGGGCGTCCATGCGGTCTGGCGAGTGTGCGCCGGGGTCGTCCGGCGTCCACTCGCACATCTGATCCTCTAGTATAGCATAGGTTCCGACATGGTGAACCCGCCGTTGCTCATACAGCGCGGAAATCGGCTCCGCCCGCGTGCGCTTCCCCCGGCTGGCATGAACAGCCTTCAACGGGATGCTTGGGTTCACAGTGCGCAGGACGTGCGCCACCATGTCGCCGCCTTGGTTAGCCTCGTATATCACTCGGTCCGCCTTTGCACCGATGAATGCGCGGTTGACCGCCGTTCCCCACGCCTGCGGGGTGCCCTTGATGCTGTGGTCTGCGAGGACGTACAGGTGCCCGTCCGCCGCCTTGCCCACCACAATGATGCCCGTCTCATCCCCACCCGCTGTCGCGCTGGGGTCCACCCCCACCACCACGCGCACAAGGTCAGGGGCTTGCGCCACCCGCAGATCGTCTATCTGCTGCCGCTTCCAGAGCGCGCCGGGGTTGTCTTCCAGCAGTTCGGCGTGCAGTTCTTGCCGCCCCAACCGCGTACCCTCGAAGCGGGAGAGGATGGCGTCTATAAAGCCGGGCGCGAGGTTGTCGCGGTTGTCGAATGTGCTGGCCCGCGTGGTGCGTGTGTGCGGGTCTTTGATGATGTTTTTGAGTGTCTGGATAGGGCGCGGTGTTGTGGTGACTACGCAGCGCGGGTCCGCGCCCAGCCGCAGGCCCATCATCAAGTTGTCCCAGGTATCTTGGGGGTACTTCCACGCGGCCAATTCATCGCACCACGCGCTATGGTGCTGTGGCCCCCGAAGTCGCTCCGGTTCCTCGGCAGAGTAGCAGAAAGCCACCGCGCCGTTGTGAAACTCTACTCGCCGTTTGGACGGGTAATAGGTAGGTCGCTGGGATTCAGGGAACACACGGAGCAGCCCGCTCTCCCCTTCCACAATCACGTCCCGCACGTCATCGGCGGTCGGTGCAACAAGCGCGATGCGCCCGTCAGTCTCAATGCGCCGCCGTACCCATTCCGCGCCAGCCCGTGTCTTGCCAGCGCCGCGCCCCGCTTGGAGTAGCCATGTGCGCCAGTCGCCCGCCGGGGGGAGTTGGTCGGCGCGGGCATGAAAGGTCCAGCGGGTGCGCAGGGCTTCGGCGAGGTTGCGCCGCTCTATTACGGTGTGTTCCAGTGTTCGATTTCCCCCGCATCTTCGGGCGGACGCGGCTCATACTCGCCACACCACTTGTCCGCCGTGGTCTTCGGCCATGAGCCGCTATATCCGCCGTCCTCTCTGGGGGCGTGGCGGAAGCAATGGTGCAGTTCAAACTCATACACCACGTCCCGCTCCCAAAACCTGCATGTTGCGCAAGTGGGCCGCGTTTCATTCGCCATTGTGTGCTCCTGTCTCCGCCGCGCCCGCCGCCACCTTGACGGCCAGCGCGCGCAGTTCCTCGTCCGATGCCGCAAGGTAGGGGTTATCCCCGCTTGGGTCCGTGGGCGCGATCTTCGTAGGCGCGTCAAGGCCGAGCAGTTTGGCGCGGCGTTCCATGACGCGAAGCACGGTGTCCGCCGCCGTCTTGCTCCCTTGCATGGCGTTTGCCCAGTTCGCCGCCTGTATCGCGTCAAGCCGCTGCTGTTCCAGTTCCACCAACTGGCCCGCGCGCTCCCGCGCCGTCTCCCGGTATGCGTTCAACGCCTCTGTTGCGTACTCGTGCGCAGTGCTGGCCGGGATGCCCAACTCCGCCGCAATCTTGCGGTATGACTTGCCAGCCATGCGCGCCACAACAACAGACTCAAGGCGGGAGGCCTTGGTCATCTGTTCGGCGGCGAGCGCGCCTGTTGTCTTTGTTGCGCTCATTTTACCGCCACCCATCCCGCGAAGTTCATCCACCGCCAGAACGTATCAATATGCGTGAATCCGGCGGCGCGTAGAAACTCCCGGTTCATTTCCTCTGTAACAGGAACAAGAACGCCCTCTAGCGCGGCCCGTTTCCGCGCTATCGCCTCCTCGTCATAACCGTGTTCCCGCTTCATGCCGTAGTATATGCCCGTGAAGGCCTCGTCAAGGCTTGCAGAGGCCCCCAAAACCTTCTCCACGAGTATCAGGACGCCGCCGGGATTCAGCGCCTCGTATGCCCTTGAAAGTATGGCCTGCCTGTACTCTATCGGGACAAACTGGACCGTTAGCACACTCATGATTACACTGGCATTGCTAGGGATTGTCGCGGTGCGCAGGTCCGCCTCTCGGATGTCCACAACGCCGCACGCAATGTACCCCTCGAAGCGCGCCCGCGCTGCCTCAAGCATGGGGGGGGAAATCTCCAAGCCGATGTGCTGATTTTGCGCGCCGAGTGCGGACACTATGCGCTCCATAGCCCCGCCGCGCGAGCAACCTATGTCACAGATGACCGTGCGCGGCTTGGCGTACCTCATGGCGAGCGCGTGACAGGCGTCCCGCATGACATCATATTGCGGTATGCTCCTCTCTAACATGTCGTCGAAGGCGTCCGTCACATCCGCATCAAACACCCACTTGCTGCCGGGGGTCACCTGGTCGCGCATAATATTTTGTCCCTTACGGTTTCCGCAATAGCATTCATCATGAGGGGCGGGACTGCGCGGCCCAGCCTCTCGTATTGCTGCGCATAAGTTCCTGTCAATATGAAGTCATGCGGGAATGAGCACAGGGCGCGCACCTCCGCGATGGTCGGGAGTCTGCGTGTGTCTCCCTCAAAAACATGCGTTGCACGGCCATTGCCAGATGATGGCCCAGTGCCTATCGTGTGGTATGGGCCTGAGTCCGCACGCACAACACTTGCGCACCCAAATCCACCCCCCGTCTCAAACCGCGTGACAAGCGGGCACGCATCCGCAACGCTGTAAACCGTGGCGCGCGGAGAAGGGTGCGCGGGCTGGGCGGCTATGTCCTCGCGGACACCAACAAATATAGTCCTCTCCCGCGACTGTGGCACACCAAGATATTTTGCATTCAAGACGCGGCACTCCACACGGTAGCCACACTCCTTCAACCGCTTCAGTATCGCCAGAAAATACCCCTTGGCGCGGCCTATGACCAACCCTCGCACATTCTCTGCGACAAAAGTTTTGGGCTTCACTCCCTCAAGTATGCGGGCATACTCAAAAAATAGGTCATCCACACGCTGCGCGCTGTCGCTGTATTTCTTCACCTTCCCCCAAGACGCATCCCGCTTTCCTGCCGTGGAAAACGCCGCGCACGGCGGGGAGCCATCCAGTATATCCAACTCTCCAGCCTGAAGCCCCGTTGCGGCAAGTATGTCCTCCGCACTCACGGCGCGAATGTCTCTCGTGTCCAGTATTGTGTGCGCGCCCATGTTCGCGCGGTAGCACTCCGCCGCCGCCGGGATAAACTCGGACGCCCACAGAACGCGGAAGCCCGCCATGCGATACCCAAGCGAAGAACCACCACACCCGCTGAATGTGGACGCAACGGTGTACCCATTCCAAGGGATAGCGAGCACCTCGTCCATAGACGGTATGGTGTAGGGTACTTTCACGCGCCGTCACTCCAGCGGTAGCCGCAACTTGGGCACTGCCTGTTTGTTTCGACATCTTCGCCGACAGAAGGAAACTCAGGCGGGGTATCGGGCGGCTCCGCGTCTGTCACGGGCTCCAACCCGCACTCCCGCAGCATGTCCTCGTCCCACTCATTCGCCAGCGCGTCCCAGTCCCATTCACCTGACAGCCCGTCTGGAGAATTGTCCACGATGATAAAACGCCGCCGCCGCTCCGCATCCCATGCGCTGGCGTCCTGGACCCACGCGGCGGGCATGACGTTTGCGGCGGGCACCCCCACAGCCTCGCGGAAGGTGGCGTCTTTTAGCGCGTCCTGTACCGCCCGCAGCCGCATGTTGCCGCCCAGCACTACCCCGTCCGCATGGACAATGCCCCGCACCTCTAGGAAGGCGGGGTCTCGCTTGATGCTGGCGAGTAGCCGCGCATATTGGTCGTCTTTGATGATGCGCGGGTTGTCAGGATTCGGCTTGATGCTGTCCACTCTGACTGTCTGCATGTCCGTTCCTTATTGTCCACCCCTGGTGCCCCCGGCGGGCCAGCATTGCACTGACCCACCGGGAGCGGGCAGGGGAGCACATCCTGCGGTGGTTATTATACCACAAGTTCGTCGCGTATCCTGTCAAGTGCTATTTTGCTTTTTTGCAGTCGGCGGAGTTCGTCCCAATCCTTACGCTGGTCCGCCAGCCGAATCTCGTTTTGCAGGGCAAGAGACGCGCACCAAATCACGTCCCGCGCTATTTTCCCCCAAGAAGGCACATTGTAGCCCCGTGGCGCGGCGTTCGCCCCTTCGGTCGGCTCTGTACCAGTTCCGGGGCTTGCGCGTCTCTCGGGGGCTTGTGTCGTGTCTCCCCCCTCCAGTCGCCTCACCTGTTCGGCCAGCGCGTCCCGTTCCACTACCACGCTCAACAGCGCGTCCCGTTCCAGCGTCAGCCGGCGAACGGCTTCGAGGGCGTCAATGTGTTCCATGCCTCCGTTTCCTTTCCTGTGTTCCAGAATGCCCGTGAATCGGCCTACGGGGCCGCGTGGGGCGCTTTCTCTGGTTTGGGCGGTACAGACTAGGGTTTCGCCCGTTCGTGTCTTGTAGGGGCTGAGATTCAATTTTGCGTTATGCGGTCCCGATTTGCTCCGTTTCGCCAGTTTGGGGGCGGTTGGGCGCACAAGTTCTTCTCTCCTCTCCTCTTCTCTGTCTCTTCTCTCTCTCTTAATCTAGGCTAGCAGGATGGTACAAGATGGTACAGATTTGGACCAAATTGGTACAGGATTCCACAAGTGCTAGGGCGGCGCGCGGTTAGGTGCCATTTCCTCATACCTCGCATGAGACGCCGACAAGAACGGGACCTTCCGGGTCTATGTCGTCCAGCTTGTAGGAATACAGGGACGCAGAGACGGTCTCCTCCCCCCACGATTCAAGGCACTGACTGGCGAATCGCAGCACCTCTTGCGGCCTCACAATGCCCGTCACGGCCACGGTGACTAGCAGGACGTGCGGGTCATCGTCCCAACCTTCGGACAGGGTGTCAATGCTGTGCAACTCCATTTTGTGCTCCTTTGTTAGACCATTTTGTTGATGTCACCGAAATGGTTACATTGTCACTTCGGTTAGCATGTGGTAGTTGTTCCTTCGTTTTCCATCCTCGCACTTTGCGTTTTCGATGTACAGTGAAACCTTGACCTCTGGGCATCCTAGGGTGGCGGGCCTGAGTGCGCGGCGTGTGGCATACGAGTTCCGCCCCGGCTCATGTGATTTCAGGAACGAGCCGGTTCTGCAAAGACGCACTGGCCGCGCGCGTAATCTCAATTCATTTCCGTCTCCCGTTATACTCACCCGTTCAATAATGGATGTTGCAATGGCGTGGTGGTGGCCCATGAGAACCAAGTCCACATTTGCCCACTGCGCGGCCTTCTCTATCGCGTTCAGTGTTGAACCAGCCAACACGCCCCCGCCGACCCCGTGATGCGCGTAAATGTCGTAGTTTCGCATGAGAGAAGAGCCTTTGGAATGCGTCAAGTGAAGGCGTATCCAACCCTCTACGCCGAGCGCAGTTCCGCCCAGCGCGCGGGCCAGCAGTTCGGCGGTCGTGTACCCGTCCCCCGTAGTGTACTCATGGTTCCCTGTTATCCAGCCGAGCCAGCGGCCCTGTGTGAAGTCAAGGTCTTTTGCGAGCGCGGCCACGTCCTTTGAAATGTGTTCATCCATCCATTCCTGTGTGGACTCATGGACCCCGCGCATGGCCTGACGCTCGCTGCCTGACAGGGTTTCGAGGTAGTCGCCCATTCCGAGAAACCAGACATTCTCCCCGGCCTTGATGCGCGCCCGCCACTTCGCCCGCCATTGGTTCCATGCGTCACGGGCGAACATCGGCGCGTTGTAGTGAATGTCGCCCACGGGCACGATGACAAAAGACTTGTAGAAGTCAACATCTACCCCGATTACGTCACAACGCGATTCTGCGCTTGGCATGTGCTACCCTCTAATTGTTGTTTGGGCGCCGTGGTGCGGGTCCGTCCCGCATTCCCCCGCACGGTCTCTGCGGCTCCCTGTACACGGGAGCGCGGGGGTCTTGAGTGCGGTTCGCTCTCTCCTGGCGACTCCGCTTAGATGAACCACGGCGAAAGTCATTCTCCCCGACCCTTCTGCTTCCCGCGCCAGCGGATTGTCCAGCCGATGCGCAGCCAGCCGAGGCCAATGAAGTCGCGGAGCGTCATGTTGTTCCCTCCAGGTTGAGCACGCCCTGGGCCGCGTGGTGCGCGATGCGCGCGCGGGCAATCTCCGCATACTCCGCGCTAAGTTCGCACCCCACGAACCGCTTGCCCTCCAGCACAGCCGCGCAGCCCGTGGTGCCGCTCCCGGTGAA